TCATGCCAGCGCCCACTGCGCCACCGCCCCGGCGCCAAACCGGGCCGAGATCTGCGCCACCTCCACCACATCCCCGGCCTGCACGCCGTCACTGGCCTGCTCTGCCGCAGAATAGGTCCATGCGGGCACGGTGACACGCACGTCGCGCAAAATCGTTGCACCAGAGCGCACCCGCACGCGGTAGACCTCTGTCTCCTCGCCAAGCGGCACCTCCTCGAGGTCCCAGCTGTCGCCCTCGATCCGGGTGCGCCGGATCCAGTGAAACCCCATGTCGGCACCAAGGGACTGCGCCGTCCTCAGATGCACCGGCGCATAGGGGCGCAGGCCGATCCCGTCAAAGGCCGCAGAGAGCCCCACATAGGCAGGATCATCATAGGCGCGCCGCGAGGGGCCAAAGCGATAGTCCCGCGCGATCCGGCGGTCCGAGAGCGCGAGATCCAGCTGTTCGACGGCAGCGTCCAGCAGCACCACATAAGAGCCCGCAGGCCAGACCTCTGGCATCACCGCGTCGCTGCCGTACTGGCCACGCAGACGGCCCCGGATCAGGTAGCGCCCCGGTGCGATCAACTCGGCGTCGGAGAACTGGATCACCTCCCAGTTCTCCGGGCTGCCATCGCCAATCGCCAGCCGGTTGGCCCCGCCCAGCACCGACAGAGCCTCGCGGCTCTCCAGCGTGCCGGCAATCAGCTCCACCTCCAGATCCGCGCCACGATCCCAGCGTCCCACCGGCCCGGCCAAAAGATCGGTCTGCGTGATCCCGACGGTCGCACGGGCGGGCAAGAGGTCTTCGAGCTGGAAATCCCCACCCAGATCCGCCCCGTAGAGTGCCACCGCCCCCGGCCAATCGCGGGCCGTGGCGCAGACGTGGGGCGCATGGGCCACCTCATCACCGCGCATCAACGGCAGATCGAGAAACAGCGGCAGCACCGGCGTTGGTGCGGCAAAGGCGGTGTCACGCGGCAGGTCCTCGGCCGTTGCGAGCGGCTGGTAGACCACAGGTTCAATGCGCACGGCCTCGAGGATCTGCGCCTCGGCCTGCTCCACCCGGTCCACCCGGTAGCGCGCCGCCCCCTCACCGTCCTGCCCCGGCAAGCGCACCACGTCCCCCGCCGCAACCTCCAGCGCCATGGAGGGCGGCAGCGCAAAACGTGCGGTGTCGCGCGAAATCCGCGCCTCTGCCAGCCAGCGTTGTACCACCTGCCGCCCCTCGGCGCGTGTCAGCGCCATCGGCAGGTCGTTCTGGCTGACCGCATGGGTGGCCTCATCCGGCAGCACCGCTTCTTCGGCGACCGTGTCATGGCTGCCACCCCATTCGACAAAGCGCAGGCGCACGCGGCCCATCAGCTCTGCCTCGGGCATGCGGCTTTGTTCCTGATCGCCGTCCATCTCTGGCAGCACCGCCAGTGTCTCGGCTTTGATGTCGCGTGCGCGCAACCCGTCACGCAGACGAAAGATCAGCGTGCCATCCCGCTCGATAGCGTCAAACCCATGGCGCAGCATCAGGGGCTGCAAGGCACTGCGCGCCTCTGCCACGTCATAGACCGCATAGCCGCGCACAATCCCCCAGAGCTGGCTTGCGTCGATCTCCGTCACGCCCGCCTCATGGCAGATCTCCTCCACCACAGAGGCCAGCGTGCGCTGCCCCGCCCGCCCGTTGAGCCAGTGCCCGCGCGCGTAATTTTCGCCATCGTCCCAGACCTCTAGCCGGTTGGGAAAGGCCGGAAAGGGCCGCGCGTCCCAGGCCCAGACATAGGCATGGCTCAGGTCCACCATGGCACCGCCATAGGTGCTGGAGGTCGGGTTATGCGCCGCCTCCTGCCAATAGGTCAGCTGCGCACGCAGATATTGCTGCTGGATCAGATCGTCACGCAAGCCATTGGAGGCACGCGGCAATTGCGATTCAGAGCTTTTCGGGTCGAGGAATTTGTTCGGCTCATTGGTTCCCTTGTCGATGGCCGCACAGCCCAGTTCTGTGAACCAGATCGGTTTGGATTGCGGCACCCAATCGGTCGCGGTCTCGGACCGCACCCCGCCAATCCGGTCGTGATGCGGCAGCGACCACCAGCTGCGCATGTCCTTGTTGCGATAGATCCACGGCTCATCATAGGCACCATCCGTGATCGGCGTGCGGATCTGCGCCGCCTCGGCCTCGGGGGAATGGTAATACCAGTCATAGCCCTCGCCGCCCTCGATATTGGCCTTGAGGTAGCCGAGATCATAGATCGCGGGCCACTCCTGCGCGTCGAGGTGATCCTCACCCTCGCGCCAGTCGCTGAGCGGCATGTAATTGTCGATGCCGATAAAATCGATCTGCGGGTCGGACCACAGCGGATCGAGGTGAAACAGATGGTCGCCCTCCGGCGTCTGATAGCCGAAATACTCCGACCAATCCGCCGCATAGCCCAGTTTGACCTCCGCCCCCAAAAGCGCGCGCACCTCACCCAACAGATCCTTCAGCCCCTGCACAAATGGAAAGCCGCCCGCGCCCCGGATCTGCGTCAACCCGCGCAATTCCGAGCCGATGCAGAACGCCTCCACGCCGCCAGCCGCCGCGCAAAGCGCTGCGTAATGCAGGATAAATCGGCGAAAGCTCCACTCATTGGGGCCGTGATAGCCCACCTGCCCGCCCGAGATGGTGAAATCGCTCGCCGAGGCCGTGCCGAGAAAGCTCGCGACCTCGGTATCCGCAAGCGCAGTGCCATCCGGGCTGCCGGAACGTCCCGGTGCGGTCGAGAGCGTGATCCGCCCCCGCCAGGGCAACACCGGCTGGCTCTCGGCGTTGCTATAGGGATCTGGAAGGGTATTGCCCGCCTGCTGCTCCATCAGGATGAAGGGGTAAAACATCACCCGCTTGCCTTGGGCGTTCAGATGCTGGATGCCCTGCACCACCGCCTGATCCGCCGGCGTGCCGCCATAAACGGCGGTGCCTGCGTCCTTGATGACCTCGTCCGCGCTGACCCGGGTGAGCCCCGCCACCTGCCACGGCATCGACCCATCTGCCAGTTTCTGTTCCACCTTGGGCGCAAGGGTGCAATCACCACAGCGCAGATCATCGCCAAACCAGCACACCACCATGGATACCGCCTCGGCCAGCGGCAGCTCCTCAGAGAGTGCATCGATCGAGGCCACAAGGTCGGTCTCGCCCGAGATCTGGTTGATATTGGCCGCGGTCTGCGCGCCCGGCCCCTGCTGCATATAGACCGGCTGGCTGGCGAGGCTGTATTCACCGGTGCCGGGAATGAGCGCCACGCCGGGCACGATCTGCGCCAGATCCTGTTCATAAGCCTCGCCCGAGGGTTGCTCGGCGCGCAGCACCTCGAATGAGAACTGCGGTACCCGGTTGCCGAACCGCTCCAGATCGAGGTTTTCAAAGACCACATAGGCGGTGCCGCGATAGGCCGGCACCTGACCCGCGCCCTCGACCGCCTCCATCAGGGGGTCGGGCTGCTGATCCGACGTGCCGCGATACACGGTCATGTTGAGGTCGCGCGGTGCGACCTCTTCGCCATCGGCCCAGACCCGCGCCACGCGTGTGATCTCGCCCGCGCAGATCGCCACCGCCATCGACAGGCTATAGGAATAGCTGGTGGTGCTGTGCGAGGGCGTGGTGCCCTTGCCGCCAGAGGAGGTGGTGCTGGCGGTCTCGACAAACTCTGTCGCCCAGATCACCTGCCCGCCCAGACGCATCCGGCCAAAGACCTGCGCCATCGGCTCGCCATCGCTGCCGGAGGTGATGCGAAAGCGGTCGACCTTACCGGTTTCCACCGCCGCACTGCCACTGCCCAGGAGGCGCTCGTCAATGACGCGGCCTAGGCTCGCGCCCACCGCACGGCCAATGATCGCCGTCGAGAGCCCCGCCACGGAGCCGCCGATTGCCCCGCCCACGGCGGAGCCTGCCGCTGCCAGAACCAGTGTCGCCATGAAATGTCCTCCTCAGAGATCGTTGGGGTCGGGAAAGGCAAAGCGCGCCACGATGCGGCGTTGCCACGCGGGCGTCAGCGCACTTTCGACAACGCCATGGCCGCTGTAGGCGTGGATAAAGCGCGCGCTGTCGCTCTGGAGGCCAAGGTGTTTGGCCACTGCCCCTGTGCGCATGCGAAACAGGATGACCTGCCCGGGCATGGGGTCTTGGGCGGGCTGCATGTGCCGCAGTGCTGCCCGCCACAGGCGTTCCTCGCTGCCGCGTTCGGCCCAGTCGCGGGTATAGGGCGGCACGGGTTCGGGTTCGCTGCCATAAAGGCTGCGCCAGAGGCCCCGGATCAGCCCGAGACAATCGCAGCCCGCCCCCCGCGTGGCCCCCTGATGGCGATAGGGCGTGCCCAGCCAGAGCCGCGCGAGGGCCACCGCCTCTGTGTTGATGTCGCGGCTCATCTGCGGCTGCCACCGGTGTTCTGGCCGGTGCGCTTGGGAACTGCCACCATCCAGTCCTCGCCGGGAATGTCGGGAAAGCCCTGATAATTCACCAGATTGTCGAACTTCAGCCGACAGGTGCTCTGCCGTTTGTCGCAGCCTGCGCTCAGACCCACCAAGTCGCCCGGCTGAATATCGGCGCGGATCGGCTGCCAGAGGGTGATTTCGCGGCGCGCGTTCAGACTGTCCGACCGGATTGGGGCCCAGAGACCTGCGCCCGCCCCGCCCAGAACCGTAAGCCGCCCGCCAGTGAACCACCCCGGCGCAAATCCATCGAGGGTCGCCCACGTGAAGGACTGCCCATCGTGTGATGTTTCCACATCAATTTCAACAGCATAGCCCGCCGTACTCAGGTCGAATTTGCACGCCGCATCGCCCAGAACCGCGCTGCACGGCTTTTGGAACACCCGCCCAAGCGGCTGGTTCAACCCTTCGGTCAGGCCACGCAATTCGGCCTCAAAGGCGCCGCCTGCACGGCGGATCTCGCCGAGGGAGCCGCGAAACTGCAGGGCGCGCTCAGTTGTGTCCGCCCAGTTCACCAACCACGCGCGCACCTCCGCGCCGTCATAGCGCCCGGATTCAATATCCGCCTCGCGCACCGCATCGGAGCTGAGCGCGCCGAGTGCTTCGCTGTTGTCGACCGCAAGCCCGGTGCTCTGCATCAGGCTGCGCGCGCTGAGGCCGGTTCCGGCGCGAAAGGTCATCCCGTCAAAGCTCAGGTCCCGGTCGTGATCGGTGAACCCCAGCGTCACGCTATCCGTGCGACGGACGGCCCAGGCGCGGCACACCGTGGTGGCCCCGGATTTGAGATGCGTGTTCAAGCCTTCGCGATCCATTACACCCGCACCTCCACCACTGGCACATTCGGGGCCTCGCCCGCCTGAAACGACGCCACCGAGGTCTGGATGCGATCCGTGTCAAAGCGCACTGGCACGTCAAACTCAAAGCCGGCACGGATTTCACGACCAATTTCAGGCACATAGGCCAGCGTCACCTGACCTGTCGTGAGGTCGAGGTCATAGTCCACGCCCTCCACCAGCGCCTCATTGTCGATCCCAAGGCGCACGGAGCCCGCCACGGGTTTGCTGATCGGGCGCAGATACTCATGCGGGCCGGAGCGGTAGCGTTTGGCAAGCTGGAACACTTGACTGTCGCCATCGCCCGTCGCGATCAGCTGATCCTCAAACGTCACCTCCTGCCCCGGAAGCGAGGACGCATAGTCGGTCCAATCCTTCCACCGAAACCCATGAAGCTGGCCCTGACGGGCCTCGAAAAACGCGATGAGCGCGGCAATATCCTCAAGGCTGCGCAGGCCCAGGCCCGCATCATAACGCCGCCGCGCGTGCGCCCAGGGGGTGTTTCGTTCCTCGTGGCCATTGGCCAGCGTCACCACATCCGTGCGCCTCTCCGGCCCGCCAACAGAGCCAAAGGAGAGCGTTTCGGGAAAACGAACTTCGTGAAAACTCATGGGCTTAGCCTCCTTAGCGATTGCGGTTTCCGCGTGCGAGCATGCGGCTCATCTGGGCTGCGATCTGCCCACGGGAGCGCTGGAACCCGGCCACGTCGGGGGTTGTGACATGCATCACCACGGTTGGAGATTTGCCGCCGCCTTGCGTCTTGACACCAAGGCTGCCGTCATGGCCGCGCGCCAATGGCAGGATCGCCTCCGGCCCCGCTTCGCCCATCAGGCCAAGCCCGCCGCGCATCGGGAAATGCGTGGGCGAGGACACCACGCCACCGCGCGCAAAGGGTGTCACCTTGCCCTGACTGAAGGCCGCACCATCGGCAAAGGGCAGGATGCCGCCCACGAGCGCGCCGATCCCGTCGCTCACCAGCCCGCCGAGATGATCCGTCACCGGGCGCATGGCGGAGTTGAAGGTGGTGTTGATCATCGTCTTGGCGAGGCCGGTGAGCGCATCGCTCAGGCTGTCGCCATCCACCACCAGATCCTTCATCGCGCGCCGCAGCCCCCGGCTGAGGCCGGTTTCAAAATCCGCCGCATCCGCCTGCGTGGCGGCAAAGGCCGCGCGCACCCGGTCCATCTCGGCGGTGAACTGCGCCGCCATTCCGGCCGCATCGCCAAGGCTGTCCTCCAGCGGCCCCGTCTGGGATTCAAAGTCGGAATCTGTTGTGTTTGCCATGGGTTACTCCGGTTGATTCACGTCGTTGATATGATCCGGGAACTGCGTCATCAGATGGCTCAGGCGGTCGCGGTCCATGGGCGGCGCGCTGGCCTCAAGGTTCAGCATCAGCCGCAGCTCTGCCGGGGTCAGTTGCCAGAACTCACGCGGGGTCAGCCGCAGCCCCAGCATCCCGGCCCGCATCAGCGCGGGCCAGTCCAGCATCGCCGCACGGCTCATGCGTCCTCCGTCGGCAGCGCAAAACTCAGCGCCAGCAATTGCGCGGCAACCCTGGTGGCCTGCATCACGCCGCCCTCGATCTCGGCCTGCGCCAGATCTGCGCGGCTGATCTCAGACCCGCCCCCGCGCAGCCCTGCCGCCAAGAGCGCCAGCATATCGCGCGAGGAAAATCTCTCGCTTTCAAAGCGTTGCACCAGGGAAATAAGGTCACCCTCGCCCAGCTCCGCCTCCAGTTCTGCCAGCGCACCCAGTGTCAGCTTCAGCACCTGCGGCTGGCCGTTGAGCACCAGCGTCACTTCGCCTCGGTAGGGGTTTGCCATGGCTCAGGCCGCCGTAAAGGTCAGCGCACCGGCAGAGGCCAGCGACAGCTCATAGGTGGCCTCGCCATTGTGGCTCCCGGCGTATTCCAGTGCCGTGACCTGAAATGGCCCTTCAACTGTACCAAAATCCGGGATCACCACCTGAAACGCCGGGGTCTCGCCATCAAAGAACAGCTGCCGCGCGCGCTCATCAGTATCCGCATCGCGAAACACGCCCGAGCCCGAAAGGTTTGCCGAGCGCACACCCGCACCGCCCAACAGCTCGCGCCAACCGCCCGTGCTGTCGAGGCTGGTCACATCCACGCTCTCGGCGTTGAAACTGATACGGGTGGCGCGCAGGCCTGCGATGGTGGTGAAACTGCCGGTGCCGGTCATATCCACCTTGATCAGGAGATCCTTGCCGTTTTGAGCACTCATGAGAGAGGTCCTTATGCTAATGCGTTGAAATCATGTCAGGAGTCTTCGAGACGCGCGGAAAACCGCAGCGCGATGGAGCGATCCCCGTTGCTCAGGCGTTTGGCTGTGGCGCGGTCAAACCACAGCCCCACCAGACGCCCGCGCGCCAGGGTCAGCGGCGCATCCACCAGCGCATCCGATACTGCCGCCGCCGCGCATTTGGCGGCGCTGAACCCGGCGGCATTGGCCACCACGCTCACGGTAAAGCGATGCAGCGCGCCGCCCCCTGTGACATCGGATCGGTCCCGCACGCTCTCCGCGCCGAGGGTCACATAAAGCCCGGGCAAACTGCCGGAGGGCAGCATGTCATATATCGCAGTGCCCACCTCGGCGGCCAGCGCCGCGTCGGCCATAAGGTGTTGATATACCGCGGTTTGCAGGCTGTGAGACAGCGCATAGGTCATGTGGCCAGCTCCTCGGTTGCAAAACACTGGAGGTACCGCCCCTGCGGGTCATGCTCGGCCACCGCATCGATCTTGTAGATGCGACTGCCCTCGCGAAACCGCTGGTCCGGCCGGGGCCGCGCAGATGAGCCCTGAGGGGCGGCGCGCAGGATGATCCGATAGCGCTGGAGCGACAGTGAAGTGCCGCCGCGCCCCGTTTCGCGCCCCGTGAGCGCATCAACCTCGGCCCAGTGCTGGCCCACAACGACCCAAGTCACCTCAAACCCTCCGGCGCCGTCACCGGTCGCTTGTGGATCTTCGAGGTGCAACAGGCGGTTCAGACGCGGCGCGCTCATGATTGCACCTCGCTCCGGGCCAGGCTCAGGCGCGGCATCCGGTGGCGGTCCAAGAGGCTCGCCACCCCAAAGGGCATGCAGCCTGCATGCAAGGAGGTGTCATCGCGATACTCGTAGAAATGCGCCGCCAGCAGCATCACCGCCTGCGCCAGATCCGCCGGGATCGCATCCCATGTCGCCGCCATCCCGGCGGTGAAACGGATCACCGCGCCGCCCTGCGTGGGCAGCATCGGCCAGAGGCCCGCCACCGGAGTGAGGCGCGGCGCATGGGCGTCGGGTGCCAGCGCATAGGCCGCCGCGGGCACTTCGGTCTCCGCGCCGGTCTGGTCCACCAGTGCCACCTGCGTGACGCTGGAAACCGGCGCCACCGGCAGCTCCACCACGCGGGGCCAGGCATTGAGGCGCCACACATAGTCGCGCTGCACCAGCGCCTTGTTGATCCGCGCTTCAATGGCCGCAAGGCTGGCGCGCAAGAAGGCCAGAAGCACCGCGTCCTGCAGCGTTTCCTCGCCAAATCCCGTGCCCAGACGCAGATGCGCCTTGAAGGCCGCGAGCGGCAGGGCGCTGTCCGGCAGCGGGGTCAGTTCGTGCAAAATCATCGGCAATCTCCGCTGGAAATCTCGCTCCGCGCACAGGGTCTGCTGTGCCTCCCTTAGGGAGTGGGTGCGCGCCGGGTCTGCCGCTCGGACGGAGGGGAGCAGCTGGACGACAAACCCATATGGGCGCGCACCCACCGACGGAGCCGGGCTGCCGGCCCCGTCATCCGGGATTAAGCGATCAGCTCAGCCCGAATTTCATCAGCTTGATCGCGGCAAAATCGCTCACGTCTCCACCCACGCGCTTGGTGGCGTAGAACAGCACATGCGGTTTTGCAGAGAAGGGATCGCGCAGAACGCGCAGATCGGGACGCTCGGCGATGGTGTAGCCGGCGGCAAAATCCCCAAAGGCAATCGAGAGACTATCCGAGGCCACATCCGGCATATCCTCGGCCACCAGCACCGGATAGCCCATCAGCCGCGCAGGTTCGCCCGCCTGAAGCCCGTCGGACCACAGGAAGCGGCCATCGGCGTCCTTGAGTTTGCGGATCAGACCGGCGGTTTTGGAGTTCATCACAAAGCTCGCCCCAGCGCGGTAGCGCGCATCCAGCGCATAGACCAGATCCACGATCGCATCCGCCGAGCCAATGCCGCCATCGCTGCCGGTGGCCACATAGCCGATGTTCCCCCAGCTCCAGCTGTCATTGTCCACCGTGGGGTGGGTCAGGATGCCGGTGGGTTTGTCGATGCCATCCCCCGAGATAAAACTCTGCGCTTCAGCACGGGCGAATTTGTCGGCGATCCGGCCCGCAAGCCAGCCCTCGATGTCAAAGGCACTGTCATCCAGCAGCCGTTGCGAGGCCTTGGGCAAGGCCGAGAGCTCGTGCAGCGGGATCACGATGCGGTCAATGGACGGTGTGCCGGTTTCCGTGACCGAGCCGGTCTCGGTGGCCCAGCCCGCGCCGACGTCGGAATGGTCGATCAGCACGTCAAAGGAGGTCGCCTCCACATTGACCACCGAGGCCACCGCACGGATCGACGCGGTGGAGTGCAGCACCGATTTCACCACATCCGCCGTCTGCGGATCGACCAGGAAACCGCCATCGGAATTCACTGCCGAAGACATGGCCTTGCCCTCCAGGTCGAGGCCGCGAAAGCCCTCCTCGTCGCCGTGGCGCAGATAGGCTTGCATCGCCTTTTGATGCGGCGCGCCATCGACCTCGGCCGCTGCGAGATGCGGCCGCGCCGCGGTTTGGGTTTTACGATCCAACATGGTCATACGCTCTTCCGTCTGTTTGAGTTTTTGGGTCACGTCGTCTTGGAACCCCTTGAAATGCTGCACGAATTGCGAAACGGCCTGTTTCACTTCCGTGGCCACATTCTGCGGCGGGGTCGCCGCATCCTCGGGCACGCGGCCCGTGAAAGGATGGTCTGTCAT